GACGCGGGAACTCTATAATTTGTTGTTATAGCGGTCGAGCGCCGTTCTTAGTGGCGGCTGTCAACTAGGGATGTTGACGTCTCAAACTAAAAGACCCATATCACGATCCCATTCTTCATTGTAAGAATCATAGGATTTAATCAGTGGGTATTGATTAGTTTCATCGTAGAAAGCCTTGACGAGCACTTTGCTCCATTTTGAAAATACTTCTTCAGAATGTTGAGCGAGTTCTCGCACGGAATTCTCGATGTTGAGCTTGCACTCAAGCTCAAAGTCAGGACACTTTCGTATCCAATTTGGTGTCTCCAGGATTACTGCCAAATCCATAGGTGCACGGTAGATGCCATTAACAAACCTAAATCCTCGCTTCAAATAAGCGACTTCATTGAGTTTACGTGAGGCTACCATGTTACCGGTCTTGGCTTCGTCTGTATATATCATGCCGAAGCTAGCATAAGCTTCAGTCACGGTGAGTTGGTTGAACCATGAAATAACTCCATCGGAGAAATTTATCACATTATCATCACCATATGATACCATAGACACCACATCATCAAAGTTCGGAGCTTTGATGGAAGCCATCTTCGCACACCTGTAGTATGCGATTCTCATCGACACACTATTATAAAACGAGTTTAGAATAGTGGTGAGAGGATTCCCAGATGGTTGGGAATGTGACAGAGAAATGTACCTGCCGTTACAAATCCAAAAGGAATTGTAAACGTCCAACATTAGTACTCTACGGATACGAGCGTTCTCTTCGCCATCGTCATAAAACTGATTGACGACATCAGCAAATCGACTCAAAATACTTGAGTTGAGTGTGCCATCGAAGGAACTAAAGTCTCCGGCAAAAACTTTGTCACCAAATTTTTGCAATTTCTTTGCTGTTTTTGTCCAGTCCAGACCGACTGGGTTCGTGCCAATTGATTGTTCATTTTGGACTCGGTTCTCCATAACGTGAGCGACGAAACCTAAAAAGTAACGTCTAACGGTTATAGTGTAATCCATGGGTCCATTGGCGAACACTCTTGTTTTAAGAGCGTCCACTTTCTCAATCGGTCTTCTTTCGTCTTTGAGTGTTGCCGTCCAAGCGACAGGCATTCTCTTGCCTTCTCGCGCGGCTGCTATCCTAGCATCCACGGCTCGGCGCACTTCCTCGTTGTAAATGAAAGTTTGGTCATCACCCAACCATCCAGTCTTGCCGTGAGTTCCAGCTGGTTTGTTTAAAACCCAGGGATACCCGGCCGAACTACTACGGTTGATAGCTGAAATGTACTCTGAACTTTCCGAACCCGAAATGGCTTCTTCAAAAGTGAGAACACGCGCCAATTCACTGCGTCGATTGGATAGAAGATGTGCTTTAACTTCATTAACTGCAACTGTTACCTCTTCTTCTGGTATATATGGCGTATTGACACTGCACTTAGCAATGTTCTTTGCCATTAGATCAACATCAGAACGATATAGGTAACAAGGTTTGGTGATGGGATCCAAAATCTTACCATGCACTAGAGAAGTGCGGATGTCAGTCTCAGCGGGTACGAAAGGTACTTTAGAGACCGCTCCTACAAATCCAAAAGTCATGGCCGGCATTCTGAGCAAATCCTGTATGTCACTCTGTGAATAATTGCGATTTAATTGCAACTCAACCGAGGAAACCCTAAAATGAGGGAGTTCGTCAGCGTCTGTTTCAACTACATCATCAAACTTCACCAGAGCTCTCTTGAGATCTGCTTGAGTCACAGATTGACCGTAAGCTTTCGTACCATCAGTGGCGCCTAGTGAGTGTATTCCCGCTATTTTGCGCAAAAAAGAGTTGTCATTGACAATAACAGGCGCTCCGCAATCTCCACCAATGGTGTTCAAAGTATAGCAAAGAGTGTCCCGAATGTTCTTCTCTTCTCCTTGAACGCTAAAGACAATAGATGCCATATCACATTTCACATTGCCCAAAATTGCAAACATGGTCGTGCCATTAATGCATCTGAGAGTTGGTAAGCATACATCAACTTGGCGAACTGAAAGTTCTGGCATTGTCTGGAAGTGTTTGATCAATGAAGTATGTGCGTTAACATAACGCGGAAATTTCCAAAGAATTGCATCCTTGTAATAACCGTTTGAAGCCTCAATGTCGACTTGTTTAATTACACTATATGGTACTTCAAAAATACTTCCAAAGTAATTTTCCATTCTTATACTATCAGTGATTTGTAAACAAGAGCGCACGTGTTTGGGAATGAGCATCACGTTATCAACGACGAAAAGACCGTTCAACAAAGGTTGATCTTTACCATCTCTAACTCTTATTATTTTATACATATTCGTCAGAACACGGTGACTAATCAAATCCTGTGCGCCAGCGTCTTTCCAAGCCTGCATTTCTGCCGGTATGGATTCAACGACAACTTTAGGTTTGACTCGAGTCGAATTGTCAGCCGAGCAATGAGCTTCACAAACGACATCATCACTTTCAACCACGACTTTATTACGTCTGTTAGTTCTAGAGTCGCCAGAAGCAAACGCTTCAGTAACAATTTTCTTGCTTTTGCAAGTCACATTATCACCAGAAGCGCTTGCCTCGAGTTCTAAGCCACATCGCCCATGTTTCTTGGCAGCTTGAGTTTTGTTGTTGGAAAAATATTTCCACAAACCCACGCCACCTATTAAGAAACTCAATATGAGCAAATAGGACTTGAACTGCTTAGCGGTCTCAATCAGACTAGTTGCGTAACCTCGTAGACTAGAACGTACTTCGTCCAGAGATGGGAGTTTTTCACAAGCAATTTGAGTTTTAATTCTTATTGTCTTGATGCTTTCTTGCACGCGTTGTCTGAGTGTCGAGGTTTCATCTGGTTCATACTCATCAGCACTCTCATAGTCATCGTCCATTTGGAATTTAGCATGTTTCTTCAATTTGTTGAAACGAGCTTCATCCAAACGTGATGCCATGCACTCATTCATCATTGTAGAATCTTGATAAGACACCATCAATTGCTTGATGGCCATCTGCACAAATTCTTCATACTCAATTGTCTTGGTTCTACCAGTCGCAGGGTCACAAATGGGTTGTTGTGATTCTGGATCATACATTTTCAAAACGTAAGGCCGAGTATCAACAGGGCTATTACATTTGGAACGATCCAGGCGTTTGACAAACCCACCAGTAGATTTGGAATAACATTCTTTTGTAAATTCTTCCTTCAAACAAACTTCAACACAAATGTCGACTCGCCGTCGGTAAGCATCTGGAAAGGTTAGAGAAGGAGTATTTTGACTAAGAACATTACTGGTCAGGATCAAAACTTGTGAACAAAACTTTGTGCGCTTTTTCTCTTCGAGTTGTGCAACATGCAATGGGTAAGGAGCTATATTGGCAGCACGTATCACTTCCATGAATTCTTCATTTGGTGATGCGCTGGAGTCAGCTCGCTGTCCGAAATCGTCATAAATGCACACATTAGCACCATTATAACCATCCCAAAATTCTTGTTCCACATTGCGGAAATAGATGTTTTTGGCATAATTCTGTGCTTCTTCAAGCGAATCACACAAGGAGGCGTTCAGATCGCAAGCCAGAGGCCAGCTCATACCTGATTTGCCCACTCCGGATTCTCCAAAAATCCAAA